TTTTCTTTCTTGGATTCCATCTTCTCAGCCATCTTGTATGCTTTTTTCTTCATCATTATATGTCGCCTGTTTCTTTCATAATTGATGCTACGGATTTCGTAACTTTGTCTGCTCTTGTCATTGTGCCACCATCATAGGCTTTACCCAATGTTTCGCTTGCTTTATATGCTGCCTCAACCTGAACTGGATGTGTACCATTAGGTTGAATTCCATCCGCTCTAGCCTGTCGATAGAATGCTAGATTGCCTTGCCACTTCTTATCTGAAATATCTCTTGTTGCATCTCCTGCATTGAGTTGAAGATTCTTAGCCTTGCAACCAAAGCAAGGGTCATACTTGCAGTTACTATGGTCTATGAATACTTCATCAAAGCCTTTAGGTGGAACATCAGATTCGATGCTGCACTTTGTGCATCCCCATTTACTAGCCTGAAAATCTTGCTTATTGTCAAAGCCCCACTCAAGTACCTTAGCGACGTGGTCGCATTCAGATTGCTCTAAAGTTTGCTTCTGTGACACCAATGCCCCCATTAATTAGTCCAGTCTTTTCTTCCTCGGTGACTTCGTGTTCGTGTCCACCAAGGTAATATTTATCAACAGCATCTAATTGGTCTTGTGTAAAGAAACGACCAGTACGATAAGTAACTCCAGATTTAGTTACTGTTAAACCTTGTCGTAGTTTATAAAAGTAGAACAAGCGGTGTCCACCAGTAGGACCTTCTTCAACATATGGAGTTGAAAATATATAAGTAGTCATTGTTCTCCTTAATGAACTTACTGATGAGGCTAGGTTTCCCTAGCCCCACCCGTCAATCAATTAAGCGATTGATGAACCTGATTCGATGCGGTATAGTGCTTCTTCACGGAAACGTGCGAAACCTAGAACGCCGTACCATCCGATTGGACGGAAGCGGTTCAACTTATCAGTAACTGGACCGATAACTGTGTGTGGCTCTTCTGCCACTGCTTCAGCAAGTGCTTGCTGTCCTGCGATGATTGTGCGGTACACCTTTGCAGATGAAGCACCATCAGTTGCTGAGTAAAGACGTGGTGACTCTACGAAGTAAGCACCCTTGTAACGTCCGATTTCTCCAGCCCAGATACGGTCTTGTGAGATACCGTATGCGTTTGGAACTACCCAACCTGCTGCAGATGATTCTAGCATAAGGTCGTGTGCGACGTCTGGGTGGATTCCAGCCCAGAATTCTGAACCACGCTTGCCTGATGCCTTGTTACCACGGAGTTTAGCAACTGCCTTAGCGATGTTCGCTGTAGATAGTGTTGCTGCTGCTGTGATAGTTGCAGTTGATGTTGCTGTTGAACCTGAGTAGATTACGTTTGAACCGCCGCGAAGTGCTGTCATAGCAAGTGCGTCGATTGAATCTGCTTGGTTACGAGCCATAAGTGTTACGATATCTGGGTCAACATCTGTGAGTGAGAATAACTTCAACGCACGTGTGTTTGTTGTAGCGTTACCGAACTCCTGCATTGTAATTGTTACAGATGTAGGTGTTCCGATTGTTACGCCATCGATATCTGATGTTTCAGTAAGAGCAGTTGTTGCGTTAGCAAGGTCTGCATACTTCTGAAGAACTACAACGTTACCGTTGTTTGTTGGGGAAACTGGACGCTTGTCTGCTACTGAACGAATTAGGGGTTCGTCACGAAGTGCGAATTCGATAAACTTATCGTACGCCTTCTGTACAAGACCTGCGCTACCAGCAACTCCGCCCAGCGATGCTGAGTCTGTTGATGTGAAATTTGTAGCCAAGTTGTCACCTCCAAGTGACTAGGAACTATGATTTATTGTGAGTGAAGAATACGGCGTAAGTCCTCAGGGCTTTCAGCCTGGTCTATACGCATTTCTAAATCTTCGCCTCGGTCAGGTGTAATTGCACCTGTAGTGACTTCATTCTGCTTACGCAAAGCGCTGCGGTTTTCATCACTGTTACCAGATGTCTCCTGTGCTGGACTATAACCAAAGAGGTCGCCGTTCTCATCGAGCCAGTTTAGAACTGCCTCTTCGTTAACGTCTTCCAAATCTTTGAGTGCTAGTCGTGCAGCCTTAGGATTTACACCTTGTTTTTCTAGGACTTCTTTGACGGTTCGCTCACGCTGCCCCTTGGATAATGTCTCAAGTTGCTCAGTGAGTTCTTTGATTCTTTTTTCATCTGCTCGTTTGGCTTTGCGTAACTTCTTTAACAAGTCACTGCCATCGTTTACTTCGACTTCAGTATCAAAGTCATCGTCTTCTTCATCCCAGTAGTTGTTGCTCATAGCAACTGTCCACCCTTCTATTCGTTATTAGTTCGCAGACCACAGTTCAGTTCGGGGAAACTGGCTGGCTTCTACTCTCGGTCTATTACGCTGACGGGGCCGATAGGTCCGTTCAGGATTCTATATTTGTCCGCTTCCAGAGGAAAGTGAAGTCTTACCGACTCCAGATGTTCCACCGAATTGCGCTACTTCACGTGCTGTCAAACGCTCACGAGCACGTTGTGCTGAAGCAAGTTGATTAAATACTTCTTGCTCTGCTTGGCCTTGGCCATATGTATCCATAGTGCCACCATAAATCTGGCTAAGTTTTTCAGCAGTAGGTAGGATGTTAGCAATAGTTGCGTAACCCTTCTGTGCTTCTGCTGCTGATACACCTTGTGCTGCAAGTTGTTCTGCAACCTGTACACCAGCGGTAAGTCCCTGCTTTCCAGCAGCAACACCAATCTCTGATGCAGCAACTTGACGCTCAATCTTCTGGAACTGTTGTGCTGGGTCTAATACATATGCAACTAGGTCAGTCGCTCCTACGCCATAGTAATCGCGTAGTTGTTTCTGTATTGCTGGGTCTGCATTTTGTACACGCTGCACCGCAGTAACAACTCGGTTAGACAGTTCAGTTGCTGATACATCGTTAGCAATGAATTGCTGTACATAAGCATCATTATCAAATTGCTTTAAACCATAAGCACGTAATACTTGACGATATGAATCTTCTAGGTTAAGATACTCTGCTGGTTGTAGGACTGTAAGTCCTGCCTTTGCACGGTCTTCATTAGCCTTGAAGCGAACCTTGTAAGCATCAGTATTCTGGAGTGCAAGAGTTACTGTAGACTCTGTAGCACCATCTACTGCAAGTTGCTTGATTGTATCTGTCAAAGTCTCAAGACCATATTGCTTGAAGCGTGCAGACAGTACATCAATAATAGATTGACGTTGTTGTTCCTTAGCCTTTGCCGCCTCAGCCTGTGCGACAACACGTGCTGCTGCTGCATCTTCTGCAGCCTTATTCTGACCAGCAAGCAATGCTGCAAGTTGAGTCTGTAGTGCTGCTAGTTGCGCTGCATTCTGATTGCTTTGTCCTGCTAGTGCTGCTGCAACTGCTGCATTAATATCTTCTTGTGTTAGACCACCTGTTGGTTCTTCAGTCTTAGGCGGGATATAAGGTAGTTGAACGCCCTTGATTGGTTCTTCAGTTTTAGTACCAGGTATAGTAACCTTTGTACCACTGAATAAAACTGTTTGCCCAGCAGACTGACGTGCAGCAAGTGTAGGATTTGCAGCAAGAATCTTTGTTACTGTTGTATTGTTAGCCTTGGCAATACCTGATAATGTTTGACCAGATTTTACCGTAACCTTAGTAGGTGTTGCCATTATGCTAGACCCCAATCACGAAGAACTTTAAGCGACAGGTTGTCGATTGTGTCACGAGCATTGTTTGTGTACTCCCAATCCTTTGTCTGGCGTAGTTCTTTCTCGAACTGCCAGATAGGCTTAGTTACTGGTTGACCATTAGTATCAACTGTCTGCAATGCTTGCTTTAAATACTTGTTGTCATATGTAATACTATCAGGGTCTACCTCTAGAATGGAGGCAATCGAACCTTTGTATGCGGATGCAATAGCATCTACGCTAACTCCATTGTTAATCTGTTGAGCATATGCAGGGAATGCGCTCGCTGCTTTGCTGCGGACATCTGCTTGAATATCATCTGTTGTCGTATTACCAGCAAATAAATCTGTAGACTTCTGTGACCAGTAAGCCTTATCAAAGTATGAACCTACACCAAATGAACGAGCATATGCTTGCAGGTCAGCAACATCTCCACCAGTTTTACCACCGATTTTGCCAGTAAGACCGTGTGCAATAACGTACTGGTCTACCTGGTCATC